ACGCCTTAGCGGTATTGTAGAGGAACTCGTCGTTCTGAACCCAGAGGGAAGCGTTCCAGGTTTCGTAGTTTGCCCAACCGTTGTAGGTCGTCATGGGTTGTCTCGTTTGGTTGATGTGGTTAGTCTAGACGGTCTGGAGGGTCAGCGACCATCCCAGCAGTCAGTTGTCCAACCGTCACGCTCAGCACGGCGGCGGTCGTAGTCATCAGCATCCATCAGGTCGTCATGCTCGGGCAGCATCCACCCATCGGGGAGGGTCTCGTACTGACCAGTCTGGAAGTTGTAGCGGGTTGTTTTGTTCATGCTGTTAGTATGGCACCCCTTGATGGGGTTTGGGGGGTTGAGTGGACAGTTCGCCAACTGTCAGTACAGGATCTGGAGATCGTCCAGGATCACCCCATCCTTCCGAATCTCAGCGTAGACGAACTCGTCTGCCTTGATGGCGAGCAGGCGCTGCGCCTCTGCCCAGGTCTCGCAGTCCATGGATTCCCAGGGGTCAGAGGGGACGAAGACGGTGAAGCGGGTTTGGTTGTTGTTCATGCTCATAGTATAGGGTGCGCTCAGTTGAACCAGTAGGCGAGGTGTGCCAGTTCCTCTGCCGTCTCCTGCAGGTTGTCAGAGCTCAGACCTGCCAAGATACGCTCGGCATCCTCCTCGGGCACATAGGACAGGTCGCCGTTGATCTCTGCAGCGAGTGCCTCAGCGAGGGAGATGCAGCGGGATTGGAGGTCGGTTGCTTTGTTCATGCTCATAGTATAGGGTGCGCTCAGTCCCTCAGGGCGGCGATCTGTGCCACCTTGTCTGCTGTCACACGGTCTAGGGTCTGGGCAAGGGCGAAGACCGATCCTAGGGTCTGGGTGAACATCATTAGAATGCCAGCGACGAGAGCGAAGCGAATCAGGGTTGCAGATTTCATGATAGCTAGAGGAAGGATTGCAGGGGAAGGGGTAACCTACCCCAGGCGCATCGATGAGAAGAAAGGCACGACAGATAGACCCTGTGCAGTGTTCATCTGCAGGAACCAATTCCAGTTCTTCTGGAATACACGATCGCCCACTTCTCCATGCTCGGAGAGAATAGCATTCAGGCGAGATTTGGTGGTGTTGGACTGCCACCCACCATCAAATAGGCGAATGAAAGTATCACCGATCTCAGCGATCTTGTGCCCGTGAAGGAATACCTTAGCTAGACCATCTTCGTGCTCGACACGAGTATTGGAAAGACGCCAATCGTTGCCGCTCTTGATAGCAGCATTCATGAGTCGCTCGATCTTACGCATGGTTGGGAGTTGTCTGGTGAACTGAGAGAATTATAGGATGCCCAGGCGGTGCAGTGCCCAGGCATAGACCACTTCGATCACTGGCACTCCTGGTAGGCGTCGTGGACCTTATCCTGTACCATGTCAAAGACTGCCTGGTCGATGTGATCTGGGCACTCATCATGGAACATGACGAGATCGAAGAGAACGTCCATCTCTTCACGGGTGAAAGCGGTCAGCATGTCGTATCGGTTGTGCATGGTTGTTTGGTTGATGCTGTTAGTATGGCATGGATTGGGGGGAGGGTCAACCCCTCGGGGACAGTTCGGGGACTGTCACATGCCGTTGAGGAAGTCGTGCAGATCCTCGCGGTATTCTGCCTCGGTCTGGTAGACTCGACCGTGGATCTCCCGAGGATAGGTGGCAGTGGCAGCGGGTGCCTTGCTGGGTTCCTTACCCTGGGAGAGGATCTGAGCGACGTAGGGATTGGTTTTGTTCATGCTGTTAGTATGGCACCCCCTGGGGCAGTTTGGGGCAGTTGGTGGACAGTGCCTCAACTGGCACAGCCGCGGCCGCGGCAAAGTGTTAGCTACCCTCTAAACATGCCCCCACAAACAACAGCGACAACCAGCAAATCTTAAAGACCTTGAATCTCCTTGTCTTAGTCCACTTTGGTGCCTTGGTGCGTCTTGCCATGGAAATGTAGAGATGAAGATCGACTGTAGCATGAACCCCTAGGGGTTGTCAACTCACCGAATCGATCAACTCTTCTACAACTTCCTCATCATACACACAGAACACCTCTTCTAAGATTTCGTTCGGTCCCTGAATGATAAGATTCTCCGTGATGGTATCAAACACAAACTGCATCAAAGATTTCGGGTCCATGTCATCGATGATACGCTCAGCGTAAGCATCAACGAACTCACGAATCTGCTCGCTGTTCAGTGAATCAAACTTGGTGTAAAGATCGCTCATGGTTTCAGTTAAGAATGTGACGGTAATCGATGGACTTGATGCACCAACCTGTCCACGAAGTGATCTCCTCGATGAGATCATCTTCGTCATCTGCCTCCCAGATGTGTCCTACTGTATCGTCGATGATGTCATTCATCTCAGCATCTGTGATCTCATCTTCAGATCCAGTGAAATCATACTCAATCGCAGTGACTTGGAATTGCATGGTTCAGGCGAACACGAGATCGGAAACTTGTGTGGTGGTAAGCATAACTGCCTCCTGACGGAATTGGCGCTTCCACTCATCACCAACTGCCTTGAGATTGTCGATCATAGCTATGCTGGCGATCGAACGCTCGTCAACAGTAACGCTGATGATCTTGGTCTCTTCGATCTCACCTTTCCAGATACCGATGCCATCTTGAATGGTGCAGCATGGCATGAGCAGGCATACAGTATCCTGCAGGAATTGCTTCCACATCTGCTCAGTAACTTTGCCAGCGTCGGGGATGTTGCGACCGAGGTGAAGCGTGTGGGTTTGCATGTCGTTTCGTTTGGTATGCCTTAGTATTGCACCGATCAGGGGGGAAGTCTAGGGGGTCTGTGCCACTTCCTAAACTGTCACAGCTGGCGGCACAAGATCGACCGAGATCTTTTTAATATTCAAACCACACAATTGGTTGTAGACACGCTTGCTGATAACATCGCAGGCATTCTTTAACTTTGAACGCTCATACCATATGGTACACAAACCGTCGTAAGTTTCAACCCGAATGCGAACGTCTTTCATGGAATTCTTTAGAACACGTATACATTACCTGATCATGAGCATCAAACAACAAACCCTGTGCCAGTTCGAAAAGTGGCACAGGGGCTATTGCAATATTCAGTTGGATATGTAAGGGTAGATAAGTGTTAGGAACTCACACCGACTTCGTAACACAAACCCTCCAGAACATAGTACTGGCAAAGTAACTCAAACTCAGGGTATGAGTTAACTAGATCGGTGTCCAGCAGATGCTGCACCAGATCTATACTTTCCTCAGTATCTAGACCAACATCAGTATACTTTTCGATGAGCACCTGGTACTTATCGAAATAGGGTGATTCACTCTTCATAGCTATAATCATCCTCATCGAAGTCTAGATCAACATTCTTAATCCTCTTAGAGTTACTTACCCTATCTAAGTAACCACTCTGAGCAAGATCGAGATAGTTAGCATACTCTTTCTTCTTCTGAGAAAAGGAAGAGTTTCTACCTTTTCCACGATTATTCCAGGTTTTAGCCATTTTTGTTAGTTTTAGCCTTTTTTGATCAGTTTACAGTTTTTTGCAGTAAATCTCCGTTTTTCAGAGATTCGTTATAAAATTTCCCAAGTGAAAAACTTTCAGGATCTTTCTGCAATTCTTCCAGCTTTGTCACAAGCTTAGAACTTGCAGGCTTCCAAGTAAACTCGTAGGTCTTGTCGTTTCCTACAAATTGTACGGTAACGTTGGAACCTTGCACTGTTACGTAATCGATGGCAGAGCTGACTCCTGTGAAGTCAAACTCGTAGGTTTTAGCAGTTCTGGGCATCTCTCTTCAGATGTGTACGAAGTAATTATAAGGGCAGCACTCGGAGAATCTCGGAGACCCTGTGACAGTTCAGAAAGTGTCACAGTACTGCTTGACTTTTCGATAGACTTCGGGCTTAGATACCAAAGCACTCGAAGGATCTCACGGAGAAGTGCAGGCACCTAGACAATCTCAAACGTCTCCGCTACTTAGCTCACACAACTACATTTTTTAGCACGTTTTTTAATTCTCAATAATATAACCTAATTGAGAATCAATAAGAGTCTTTATTGAGACTCAATAAGCGCATTTACTGAGAACGCCTCCGCAAATAGTCCAGAATGAGACTAAATCTCTCCGCGTTCCCATGGTTTACGACTCTATGCAAGCTACCAGAGGTAAAACAACAGAGCTTTCCTTCTACTTGTACTCTAGATTCGTTCTTCAGTTCAAGTATACTCTCACCTGTAGATTCTACTGGTAACTGTACTCTCACGTTAATAACATCAGGACCTGGTTCAGGATCATAGTGCCAACCTAACGATGCTGACGGATACAATACAGTAAAACCACTATACGTTAATGCTTCAATCTCTTTCAGTATTCTACATGTCTTAGGCATGTGTACTGCATTAGGATTGAATACATCACCTTGAAAGTATAATGGTGCTAGACCCCATTTCGTATCGTTATTGACTTTAGGTGCAGTGAAGTAAGACATATGATTAATTTCATATCCTTGACCTTCATTCCCTATAGTCTGTGCTTGATAGGATGTGAAATCACGAAACTCTATCTTGTCTTTTGCTTGTTGCCATTCCTTCTGAATAACAGGGAATAGTTGTTCTAACAGATAGAGTTTCGGGTGTACATCTTCAGGTCGTAAGAAGGTGCTTTGTGGTTGTACCATATTGAGAATAAAGCTTGGCATCGTTGATTGCTTGCTGGTCATTATTGAATGGACCATAGGACAGCTCTTCGACACCATCATAGGACCAATAGATACCCTTCCTCTTCTTGAAGATGTTAATGGTCAATTCTTTGTCTAGAGCAGTAATGATGGTTTTCATGAGAATACAGGATGAAGTTCAGTGTGAATAACTTTTGAGTCGTGCTGGCGGATTTGTTCTTCGTAATGGGATGCATCCTCTAGAGAAAAGAAGATCAATTTCTGCGTACTGATCTTTGAGTGTTTCTTCTTCCTCTTCAAGATAACGGCATACTTCATGATAGATGTCGTACATGGGATACGGATAACTATTTGTCCAGCCCGTGAATGCTGTTCCAGTGTTCACGAAAGACGAGGGGTAATGAGCCATTATTCAGACGTAGGACGATGTACTTGTGATCGATGTGATTGATGGTACAGGTGTAACCTTTCCATTCTACAATTTGCCCTTCATGAAAGGGGTTCAGGTTCTTTTCGGTTGTATTCGAGGGAGAGCTGTCGCTTGTACTCATAGAAGATCTTGTAGGCAGCGTTCTTCACATAGTCATTATACTCTAGAAGATCTGCAGTGTCAATCACTGCAGAAATTCTTGCCATCTGAGTAATCAGTAATTTCTCAGTTGCCGAAGCCATTACCTTTCCTTCTCCATCTACGCTCTTCTCTTAGATTGCGTAATGTACGCTTCAGATAGTGCAATTCATCACTATCATACAGATGATCCATCTTCAGAGCAGCTTTGACACCTTTGATGTTCTTGTGCAGATCAGACGTACTCATGTAGTCGATCTTGTCTTGTGAATAGTCAGGGATTTTCATTTGTCATTCCCCAGACGAGTTTCGAGTGTAGATTTGAGCATTTCATTTACCGTGTGTCTAGCACGATAATTTTGGATAATATCCATCACACAATAACCAAAGGCAAATCCTGCCATAATACTAACAATCATTTGTCGCGATCCTCAAGATAGAAAAGAGTGAGAAAAGAAGTGATGACAAAAGCGCCAATCACATAAAGACCAGTGGTGACCATCATCAGCACGCTCCGTTCATAGGATTAACATCAACAGCATCGAGATTGAAATCAACAACCTCGTAACCGATACCAATACGCTCGTCACATTCACGCCAGAAATCTTTCTTCGTGATGACTTTGGTGCTCATGGTATCTACACCTTGAAACTTCAGCACTTTGAAAAAGAACTGAGAGCTATTCTTGATCGGGAAATAGTCCACGACCATGGTGCCAGTGGTGGATTGAAGACGCATGTCCTTGTTTGAACTGAATACAGTATAGGGCATTTGGAGGGGGCAGGCAAGCCCCCTGTGCCAGTTCTTAAACTGCCAGCGCAGCAGCAGGAATCTCAACAGATTCCATGTAAGAATCATGCCAGGAGCAGGTGTCATAACAGATCCATTCTCCTTCCCTCGTAAAGAGATAAGCAAACTCTTCTGCACCTTCAGTCAGATACTGTGCAAGATCAGCATCATGACGAGGGGGGCAATCTTCACCACGCTGAGAATAGTATTCTGGACCATACACACCCTGCACTTTGCTACCATCAAAGCGATCATCAGTCCAGCAGCAAGACATGTCGCCGCCATCAATCAACTCAGAAACAAGAGAGCGAGTGTTGTAATGAGTGGTCAGAATGCGACCCAGCCACTCAGGATAACCATCCCAGTGGTGATACACAGAGAGCACAGAACCATTCTTGAGCTCGATACCGATGCGAGAACGAGTTGCCATGATTAAGAAAAGTAAGGTGAATCAGTAGTGTGCTTCAGTTACCCTCAGCGATGTGGTTGAGAACGTTGCGGGCAAAAGTCATGAAGGTATAAGGAGACACACCGTTGTGATCATAACCATCCAACAATTCAGATTGGTTGTAAGTATTCACAATCAGCAGACAGGCATCGTAGAGTGCTGCCTGATGCTCCTCTTTAGAATGAAAAGAGATTGCGCTGTAGGAAGGAAGCGTCACAGGTGTTTCCCTTGATTACCTTTGTATTATACTGCCGAGCACAGGCGATTGCCAAAGAACTGTGCCACCTGTCAAACTGGCACAGTCATTCGTCTTTGTTGAAGAATGTACCAAAGAATCCACTGTCACCAGATTTGCGGTTCTCTAGCTTGTCCAGAATAGCGTCAGTGTTCTGCAGCGATTCAATTCGTGAAATCAGATCTGCAATCACACTACACACCAACGGGCGCTCTTGTCGAGCAGCATAGGCTAGTGCATTACGCAACGATGCTTCTGCTTCTTTCAGTGATTCTTCTACAGATTGTGATAGTGCCATGATTAAATGTCTCCTCGTCTTTTGGGTTTTGGTGGTGGATCCTCCTGCCATTTACAATAGTCTGGCAGCTGTGAATTGTTATCCTCAAAATACTGACACAGCTGTGCTACATCAGGAGGATATTTTGGTCTCGCATGACTGCGGATATTGTCTAGATGACATGTAATATTCATGCCACAGAGAACATACTCAAACAGAAACATTTTCTTTTGGAATCGTTGCTGAGTATGGTGTAGTCTGATCTAGACTAACAGGCTCTCCGATGATACTGGCGCTGACTGCTGAATAGTATGTCTTGGTCTTGGTGTCGTAGAATCCCCAGATACTACGGACCTCATCACCAAGATTGTAATCATACCGACGATGATGACGAATCCAGATTGCAATAACATTACGCTTAAAGGGAGTAGCCTCATAACTGTATCCTTTGGGTGGAGTATGTGAATGCTGGTAATTCATGTCAGGTAAGCAGATTGTCTACAGCTTCAGCAGTGAAATCAAACTCATTCACCAATCTCTCCTTGAGAGTCTCAAATTGCTTCTTCCAGAATGGATCTTGAGTTGCAACAATATTTGCCCAGTCCTGATCCAATTCTTTCTGAAGATTGACTGCCTCATCGATCTTATGAGAGAGATCTTCAACAAGCACAAGATCGTACTCTTCTGCTACCTTACGCATATCTTCTTTGCTGTTCCAGTCACTGAATGCAGTGCCACATGCACCCTTCATGATGTTAAGCTCACTGTGACCAATAGCACGCATGAAGTTACTGAAGAAACGGAACACTTGAGTAGTGTTCAGATCCTCAGCAGGAATCTCCATGGTGATATGCTCCTCAGGCAGCATGTCATCATCAGAATACGCACCAGTGTACGTCCACTTGCTGTCAAATTGTACTTTAATCTTAGCTTCGTAAGTCATTTGTTGTTAGGGCAATCAGGATGATAAGTGAAGGCAGCACAGTATTCTTGCTGTGCTTTTTGATGATAGTATGCTTTGAACAACTTTGCATCCCTAACAATTAGGAATGCATTCCAACCGAGAATCGCAGCAAATCCTAGCACGAATGCTGCGACGTATTTGGGTGAGAGATTCATAGGAATCGCGTCGATACATGTATTATACAGGCAATTTGCCCTTGGACTTGCCTTTTGTACCACTTTTCAATCTGGCACAGTGCTGCTTGACAACCTTCATCGCAGCTGTAAGGGTTCGCTTCTCTTCAAATTGCTTCCCATCATGCAGGATGATCCAGCATTTAGGTTTCTCATACGGAAATGGGAAGATTGCCCACGTTCCATCACCTATAATCACAGGTTGTGCAAGAACTTTGTCTTCAAGTAGGGTCGGATTGTTGCTGTGCATGATATTTTTCCCAGGGATGTACGTACTGCTTGTTTGCATGAATTGTAATCGTGGGGTCGGAGCCCCAGTCGTTCATACGCCTGATCCCACCAAATGAAATCTCCAAGTCTGATGAGTCCCACTTTAATTCTTGAACAAATGGAGCTGCAATCTTAATATGGAGATTACCACTCTCGTCGTAAGAGTAATCGAAGTAACGCTGGATGTCTGGATTCATACAAAAGAAATAGCAGGGATACCCTTCACAAAGATACAGTCTACCACATCTTGCAGACGCTTGGCAATACCTTTGCCGTGATTAGAATAGATGGGAACAGTCACAAACCCAGTGCTCTTACGATAGAGACCGAAAGAACCTGCGGGAATCTTGCCAGCAGCAATATCGGCAGCGTCGTTGCTATCCATACGAATCACACGACCGATCGTCTGTGCCATCTCAACAATAGGGAGCTGGCGCAGAAGAACACAGTGAGTCAGACCAGGCACGTTGATACCTTCAGACAGAATGCTGTAGTGGAACATAATGAACTTACGATTCACATCCTTACCCCAGGCAGTCAGAGTCTCAAAGAACTCTTCGCGACCAACTTTGGTCTTGTTGATGTAAGCACCGTGCTTGCTGGTGATGTGAAGCACATCGTAACCACGCTTATGGAACTCTGCGATCACGTTGGTGTTGCTGAGCATCCGCCACAGCACACGAGTGTTGGGCGCTGCCACAAGCACCTTAGAGGCGCTCTCAGGGTCCAGAGAGTCGATGATGTCCAGCAGGGTGGCACGATCGTTGTCAGCAGCGTACAGACCCGTCTGGCGCTCAAGATCGACCACATGGGTCAGCACAGTGGGAGCTACGATGCTACCATTCTGAATCAACTCAGGAGCAGGCACAGACTCAAGAACAGGACCGAACACAATACGGTTGTTCATACCACGACCGAAGGGATTGTTAGAGTGCTTAGGTGTGGCAGTGAAATAGTAATAGTTCTTGGCGTTGCAGTTAGCTACCTCAGGAAAGAAGTGGCGACGAGTAGCGTTGTGTGCTTCGTCAAAGTATGCAACGTCAACCTGAATACCTGCTTCGTTGATGCGACGCAGAGAATTGTAGGTGGTAAAGATAATCTGATGCAGACCTGCAGTCTTACACACAGCATGGTGACACTGGATCTCTTGGATCTTAGTGGTGCTCAGGTGATGAGTCTCACCGCTGTGAACATGAAGAACTTCAGCGTTAGTGATGTGCTCAAGAAACTCCTCAGACAACTGATTAGCGAGGAGAATGCGAGGAGCACAGACTACAATAGTTTGTGGGGTGGTAGATTCTTGAAGACGACGTACAGCGTCGAGAATCATAACAAGAGTCTTACCACCACCAGTAGGAACAATAACTTGACCAAATGCAGCTTTAATCAGTGCATCGAGAGCACGCTGCTGGTGAGAGCGGAGAGTCAGGGGCACAAGGGACATCGCGTATGAATACAGTATAAAAGCAAAAGCGCCCCCGAAGGGGCGCTCTGTGCCAGTCGGCAAACTGGTACACCAAAAGTTCAACAAAACAACTTTAAAATCAAGCCTGAATCAGATCATCACCCTCCTCAACATCAAGAATCTGAGGAACAAATCCCACAAGATTGAACAACTTGAAGTTGCTGTCACGAAAACGCATCTCAAATGCCTTCTCAAAACAAGCGTTGAAATATGCAGCAAACTCAGCAGCAGAACGACGAGCTTCAGGAGCATTTTCTGCAGTAATATTCTGCAGGAATCCAATAACTTCGCTGTTCTTACCAGCGTAGAGAGCTTCCAGACATTCAACAGCAGTACGACGGAAGTAAGTGCTGTTACCGCTTGCATTCAAGGCGATGACGTTAGTACCCTTAGAGAGGATCTTTCGGGCATAGTTCTTCGTCTTGCTAGCATCAAACGACTCCATCGATGCAGCTGCAACTGCACTGGCGATCACACTCTCACAGAGGTTAGTAACTTGCTGCTGAGTGAAAGAGTGGGAGATGCTGTTAACCCAACGCACACATTCTTCGTATGCAGGGATCTCATCATGACGCCCAATCCAAGCGGCGAGACGCTTGCGGAAATCATCGATGTTAGCTGACTTGCTAGGGGGGTGATCGTTGGCACCAAGACCAACTTCATTCACCACATCATCGGCAGTAAAACCATCCTTCACTTCAACCACGTTGAAGATCCAGCGAGCATACTGAAGCTCAATCAGAGCTTGATAACGAGTGAAACCATCGAGCAACTTACCGTTCTCAAAGATGAACGGAGGCTGTGCATCAACAAGCACACCTTTTACAGTGATGCTGTTCTTGAGAGCGTCCTTATTCTTCTGATCGGTGCCAGTGGAACGAACAACATTACGCTCGTGACCATCATCATCCGTATTCAGAATGGTGCTGAGCTCACGAATCTCGCGACGAACAACACGATAGGAGTTCCCCTCAGGGAGATCAAGTGCATCAAACCACTCAACCTTAGGGGCAGTGGAAGGGGTGCTCAACTTAACAAATTTTACCATAATTAAAAATAGCAAAGGTGCATTTTTGATCAGTTTTAGCAGTGCGCTTGACTGATCTGTAGACAGTATAGCAACTTTGGGTGGGGATGCCAAGCCCCTGTCACATTTTGTTAGGATCTCTGGATATTTCCAGAAATGATCACGCGATCATGGTCACAGGTGTGCGGTGGTACATAATGGAGATCGGTGGGGCTGAAGAACACCAACTTTCCTACTGTAGGGGTGACCACGTTCGCGGGGGGCAACCAGGGGCGCTCTGGATCAGGAAAGATCAGCGGAGCACACTGGTCACAGCAGTCAATATAATAACAGAATGACTGCACATAGTTTGGATCTGGGTGCTGATGAATCACGGCATAATCACCAGTACGATACACAGCTCCCCACATCTCACAAACTTCAACACATCCATGCCTGTCCATCAATATCTGATTGGCAAGGACATTAATGTGCTCGGTTAATCCCCATAGGGGTGCAAGAATGTGTATGGTCCAGTTAGTAACATCACACTTGAGGCTAGACTGCCTGTTGTTGTAGTCACCTAATTCATACACAAGCGATTTGAAAACGGATTCGGGCTCGTAATAGTATTCGGCAACATTAACTCTTCGCACCATTTGATAAACTCCTTGTAGATTTTAGATTCGGTTCCATGTGCTTCTACTTCCCAAGGCTCATCCTCATATGCAGTGTCATCAGATACGATGCGGGAATACCAATACTGCTTGTTGTACTTGGTAACATGCTCACGGAGAACACGCTGCTTGACGTGAATCAACTCATGAAATAATACCTCAAGATATGTATTGATGTCAAGGCGATTGTGAATCTCCACAAGAAACTCACGAGGGCGAGAACAAGAGTCTATGATACTGCAGCATCCATACATTCCCTCGCGAGCTAGACCACGGGCAACGAAGTCTATTGAAATCTTGTAGCGACTTCCAATATATCGAGAGATGTACCATTCAGCAGCGATGGATGTGATGCGCTTGCGGCAATTAGATCCTGAAAACGAGAGGGAAGTAGACATAACCAGTGAAGAAACCAAACTCCAGAAATTACAAAAAGGACTTTCATGAATTCCAATACTCCTCATACTCTTCTTCAGACATAGCAAATACTTTTGCCATCTCCTCACGATCCTCGTCGCTGATGTCGAAGATCTCGCCAGGCATGTCTTGGATTTCGTCCCACATGAGCGGTGTCCGTCGATTACCTTAGTAGTATAGCGTCAGTCGAGCTCGGCAAGGGCATCGTTGAGACACTTACACAAGTGGCACACCAGGTCGGTCTCCTTCACACGATGCTGCTCCGCCAGTTTCCTGGTGTCTTTAGGGTCATGACCCCAGAGCACGTCAATAATAAACTGAAGCTGTTGCGTATCCAGTTCAACAAGAGTAACTAAAGATCTAGTCATGATAATAAAAGGGGAAAAACGCGCACTCACGAACTGCGAGTGCGCTTGAGATATTCTAATGCTTGCTCAAGACCAGCAACTGTATCACCAAGCATACCAATACTGCGGTTACAGTTGTCACACAACCAACCACGATGGTGGAAAGTATAGTGATCGTGATCGAAAACGAGCTTTCTATCCGTGCGACCACAATTATCACACGGAGTTCCAAGAGGAGGGCGCTTTGGCTTACCTGCTAACTTGTAAGCTTCGCTCTTACCTTTAGACTCTTTCTTCGTGCATTCTTTGCACTCAGGACGATAGTATTTGTCTCCACCCGTATTAGTGGATTGATTGCGGGCAAAGAACTCCTCTGAGAGAGGGAAGGTCTTGCCACACTTGGAACAGGTACGAGATTCAGTCATGATCTGAGAGGTGTCTAGGAGCGTCTGTGAGGAGTCTCAACGAGCATACAGGTATCCACCAGACCAATCTGCATTTTCCAGCAGATATTCACGATCCTTAATGAGACGGAGATCGTAGCGCACACCCTTGGCAGGTGCTTTCCAAGATGCGGATTTATAGACTTCACCAGTCTTCTTATCCACAAAAGCGTGAACAGAACGGGAGCCACCACCATCAACAAAGATGATCTTGTGGTACTTCTTGCCGCTCTCGATCACATAATCGATGGGGCAACGACCACTCTGAAGGTCAGCAATACATGCTTCGTGATACTTAGTCTGAACAGAGTCAGTGGTGTCGTAAGTATAATTGAGATTCTCAATAGAACGCTTGTGACCACGCACAGAATACTCAACGTAGTTCTGACGAAGCGCGTCGGTAAGCATCCAGCACCACTTGATCACGTTCAACTGGATGGTGTTGCGAGCATCCTGCTCTGCTTGGAACTGGGCAAAGGTGGCGGTCATGGGGAATCCCGTGTTGATATGAATAGTATAGGGGATTCTGCCACCTGTGCCAAGAGCGTGTGCCACTTTCCAAACTGGCACAGTCACTCAAAATCCCATTCCTCCTCTCCATCACCAAACCAGGACTCATAATTAGCTTCATCTTCCTCATCAAACTCATTCAAATGCCACTGAAGAATGGTATGACCAGCTAAAGAGCTCACTGCAATCGTGCTATCTCCATCATTCATGCAAAATGCGTGTCTTAACCAGTCAGCTAATGGATGATCTGGATCATAACACTCTACAATATCAAGAAGTTCTTGAAATTGCTCTCTATCTAAATGCTTTCGTTTGATGCGGTCCATTTTGTACGCTCAATTACTTCCGTTTTTTTGTTGAAATACTGATTGGCATAGTCATCAAGTACGGAATTGATGTCCATCTTTTCCTTAGTGTACTCAATTATGTACCCTGGTTTGTGAAATTTTAGCACAGTTTCCTCGTTTTTGGAATAGAACAAGGATCCTGGTAGGAATTCAGCTCTACCATATGTACAATCCTCTGTTGGAATGATAATAGATTTCGTGCTGACTGGCGCAAAATTAATACTATCTTCAACTTTTATGACTCTACGTTGTCTACATGTGATGTTTTTCGCTGTTGGATCAACACCAACACAGATTGCAGACGCATTATTAGTTAGAGCTGTGAATCTCGTGATTCCAGACATGCGGAAACTTAAATGTGTCCCAGGTCTATAGCGTAGAGCATGAACCTGACCAGCTGTTTCACTCAACCATACGCCATTCGCGAATAGCAAACAGCGACTATGTGCATAGAATCTACGCAAGTAGTCTTGTGGAAATGCGTGAAGAAACTCAGGATATTTCTCAAACAGTCTATCGATATGTTCCTGCTTGACATAAAGTTTATCTTCCTCTGGATCATCACCTATAAATTTGAATCCTTGATTGCATCCAGAATAATAAAGAACCGTGATTTCATCTAGAGAATCACGGATTGTCACCATTTTATCCATAAGTTCTGTCAGTTATTTCAATAAGTCCTCTTTCTACTTGATCGAGCCACTCTTTAGTGAATCTTACCACATCTGGTTCTTCTTTTGTGAATTCAATTACAATACCAGGAGAGTCCAGAGTAATCGTAACTTCTTCTGGTTCAGTTACCAAAAATGGAAAGTGTTGTGGCATCTTTGTTTTATGATACCATCCATCAAACATAGGAACAAGAATAGAACCTACAGATGTAGGGGTAAACTTAGAATTTCCATCTACGTGGATAATTTTTCTATTTGTTGCTGCTCTACTCTCAAATCCAGAACAAGCTGCGACACCCTTATCTTCTAATGATGTCATTCTTGCCAGTCCAGTAGCTCTAAAGTGAGTGAATGTGCCAGCATGATAGATTAAAGATTTTGTTGCTGGTTTCAGTGAGTCACTTCTCCATGTAGAACCAAACATCACAGTTCTGTGGTGAACTTGAAAGCTATTCTCACCAAGACCAAAGATTACTTCTTGTTGCTGATCAACAACTCCACCAGGATGTTCGTTGATCCATTCTACCACTATCTGTGTTTGACTGTCAAGTACAATCTCTTTCAGAGGATCTGGATCATTTCCAAAAATTCTTTTACCGTTATGTGCATCCGTACAACTGAATACATTTAAACCATCTTTGAGGATTGTCCTACCGAAAGTGTACTCAGCGATTCTTGCATCTTTTATCTGAGTAAGATCAAGTGTCATTCTTCCTCCGCAGCTGCAGCAGATGCTGCTTCAAATTGTGCATTAAAATCATCTTCATTATGAACGTTGACAACTTGCATCACGTTCAATACTGGTTCAAGAGTTGTAACATTTTTCTTGAACATTCTTTCTCTATGTCTGTTCATGTCATCAGGAGAAACACTAAGCTCTGTGTTCATCAATCCTGTGATGGCAGCGACAGTTCCTCTCTTATCTGCTTCTTGCTTCTTAATTTGCTCAACTTGCCAGAATACAATCTGAGCAATTTGAAATAAAACAGGTTCTTCTTCTTCAGTCTTTAAATTGCTGACGCTATAAGAAATTGGTGGATACGAGTCTGCTTTCAATTCTGGAGAATTGAAGTGAATCTCAAAAGTTCCATCCTCTTTGTTAAATTTTTTAAGTGTAAATGTTGGTGCCAGAGAAGCATCAACAGTAAATTGTGGGTCAAATGACATCGTTAATACTCCTTAATTGATACTAGCTCCGCGACGGTCTCCGTTGGCTTGCCAATCATAAACAAATGATGCTCCATCTATGTATGCACCTCTACCTCCACCAGAACATGATGAAGAAACTCCATTTTCTCCTGGGTTTCCACCTTTTCCACCACCAGCAGATCCACATCCAGCGCCGCCAGCGCCGCCCCCGCCAGCGTCAGCATTTCCATTTCCACCGCCGTCAACGCCAGATCCTGCAGGATATCCAGCGCCGCCACCGCCACCCCCGCCATTTACTCCATAGAAATAAGTATACTGCCCAGAACAAGTACCACCTTTCATGCATCCATAATAATAAGTTCCAGTTGCAGAACAGGTTCCATTATTACCACCTCCTCCACCACCGCCGCCACCAAACATAGCACCTTGGTTGTTGATAGCTACTGGAGTACGAGTATACAAAGCTGTGCCGCCTGCTGCACCATTCCCACATCCACGAGTTCCACCATTACCACCTGGACCTTGAATGCGATTGTTTGCAGATATTCTAACAAAAACTCTAGAGTCTGCTGGAAGTGTACCGATATTCATTCCTGTTGATCCACCTTGATAGCAGTTAACTTGAACAACACCTTTAACTGCTTGAGATCCATTCCATCCTTGTCCAGACAACCAGGAACTCAGATTAAATCCATTAGTATTATTTGTACTGAGTGTTGCTTTAAATTTGAAATGATCTCCTTCATGAATGGATCTCCAAGTTCCACCAGACCTAATATAAACTTCCTTAGCTCTTAACCACGAGCCACCACTCTTTACATAAACATCCTGGAGATTCTGATATCCTCCTCCAGTTCTTACAGCAAGATGCCCATTCAGGACATCTGCTTCATAATTATCGTATGGATTTGCCATAATTCAATTCAACCTATCAGTATCTATACCAGATGTCACCATCGCTTCCGCCAGCTGATGGTGCAGCTGTGCTGATTGTTCTGCTTCCATATGCATTAGAGCTGGAACCAACAGTAAGAGTAACTGCCCCTGTCGATGCATTAACTGATGCACCTGCAAATCCAGAGATAGCATATGATTGAACACCAGTATTGTTGATGGTAATAGAGTTTGCGGCGTTAGTAATACTAATACCAGTAGTAGCACTCAGAGTTGCAAGAGCAAATCCTGAAGAAGCACCAATCAGTAACTGACCATTTGCAAGGGTTGATGTATCAATTCCAGTGCCACCGTAGTTTCTAGCAATAATCGATGCATTCCAAACACCAGTTGTAAGTGTACCAACAGATGTAAGGTTACTGAGAGTATCAATTGCTGCTTCGATTGTTGCCTCAGTGGTAGCATCAAGAGCATCAATATTCTTCAGTGTGCATGTTCCAGAGTTATCATTAATAAATGCACTTGAACCAACTGTAATATCTCCACCAGAAACAGTAAGATCCCCTGTAATTGTAGCATTTGATCCTACAGTCAGAGCACCAGTTAATGCAGTAGTAGCATTTCTAATTGTAGCAGTTCCACTTGTAGCTCCAAGAGTCAGTGATGTAGATGCATTTGCAATATTAACTGTAGTTGCATTTGCATTCACAAAATTAAATGTAGTTGCTGTAGTAGTAATATCTCCACCATTTACAGCAAGATCACCAGTCAGAGTAACGTTACCAGTCAGAGATGTTGTACCTGTGACTGAGAGTGACCCACCAAGAGTTGTAGCACCGCTGTTAACGTTTAGTGTGCCAGTATTCTGAATATCAAGACCTAAACCATTCTTGAGTTGCAGGTCTCCAGTCGCATCACTAGAACCAGATCCACCAGAAACAGCCATGTTTCCAGTATCAGAAAGACCAAACTTAACCCAATCAGCACCAGTCCAATACCAACCAAGATATTGACCACGAGTGATGTTTTCTAACAGTTTCCAGTCACCTGTGTTAGCAGCTGCGCCAATACTAGGAGTCGCTGCAACAACGTCAACGTTTTTAGATGATTCAGATGCACCGCCAATCGTGATGTCATTAACAGTCAGATTATTTTGAACTGTTGTCTCACCACGAACAAGTAACTTACCTTTGAAGTCAGACTCTAGAGTTTGTGATTCAACCGTAATCTTATCGCGAACGATAATCTCGTCGAAGGTAGGACGTAGGTTTGCAGTCTCACCAACAATAGACAGAGTTGGTGTATCTAAGTTTGCTTCTTCACCAGTAACCGAGCTAATTCTTGTGTTACCGATGAACAGGTCACCGTTAGAGTTCAGACCAGAATAGAAAGCAATACCACCTTCTTCTTTCTGTGACTGAGCGAGAAGAACTTCCTCGTCAGTAAGAACTCTGTTCTGTACAGATGGCAGACCAGTTGAATAGTTACCAGGACCAAAACCAACATACTCAAATGTGTGGTTACCTGATCTCAGAATTGATGGACGACGAAGTTCTGTTTCTGTACCACCAGTTGAATTAACTGGAATCATACGAAGAGAAAGATCTAATTCTGCTGCTTCTCCATCGCGAGCTTCAAGTGTGATGAATCCTGCAGTTGCTGGATTAGTTGTTGTGTAGTTAGTATAGTTATTTCTTTGCTCAGTAATATACTCACTGATAATTTCTTTAGTGATGGATCTTGACTTGTCTTGATTGTTAGATCCATCTGTGGTTGTTACCAATCCGATCGTAACACTACTTGCTATAGATGTAGCAGATAATGGATCTTCAGTTGGATTATCCTTATCAAGGTTTGGATAAAGATCATTAATATTCTGAGAGAATCCAAATGAGCTAACATTTGAATCGGTAGGTGAAATACTACCGTTCAACAGTGTCATATAGTAGATACCATTCTGTACACCCTTGATTAAGGTCTGTACTTTTTCAATATCATAGATGTAATATGTGTTGCTGTATGATTGCCCAGTTGGTACGTTTCTTGTTTGAACGATATATCCATTAATAGGATCTCTTTGCAGAGTTGCTGCAGCACTGTCTACAACGTAACGTACACGATAGGTTCTGTCTCTTGAAGATCTATTATCTGGAATACGGCGAAGGAATCCAGCTCCAGTGAACAGTGAGTTTGTATAGAAACTATCTGATGCTAGGTGCTCATGAATACCAGCATATCCAGTTGTTGCAGATACAGATGAAGATCCAGATGTAGCAGCAGTAACTCTTACATACCAGTTATCAAGTTCCGTGTCAAATTGTAGGGGATGTCCAGGATCACCAGGAATAAATTGCTGCTGAGTTACATTAGTATATATAGAATCTGCTGGTGTAGTGCTACTATCTGGTGTAATTAATGCTGCATAAATTGTTGGTGTAGAAGAATTTGAAGAATCAATCAGGGTTACATAAAGAATATCTTGCTTTCTTGCACCTAAATTAAAACCTTGCAATCTGTAGGGTGGTTTAGTAGCTTGAGATGTATAACCATACAGATACAATCTAGTATTAACTGGACCAATATATGCCCAGGCAATATTTCCATCAGATACAATTCCTGATGTATGCGTAGGAGCAACTGTACCAGCCTGAACTGAACCAGATGAAGCTGCTAACTGTGCAGAATAATATGCATTTCCGTTGTAAATACAAGAATGCTCTCCACCTGCAGCATTAAAGCTAGCAGATGCGGACCATGTTTTATTACCAACAGAAGATTGGTATTGTACTTTTTGTACGTCAAATGCAATATATCCAACTGGAATCTCATCAATTGTTCCTAAGAATCCAGTTGTAGATGCAGAAGTTGTTCCTCTATATCCTCTGTTCAGAGTAAGAACACCGCTAGTTGGGTTGACTGAACTTACATAATAAGATTCACCAGAGTCAATCGTTGCAAATCTTACATAGTCACCAACAGCAATTCCATGATTAGCATTTGCTGGAGTTGGAGTTGAAGTAACATTATTCTGAGTAACTGCAAAGGTATATCCAGCAATTTGATCATATGTTCTTCCAAGTTTTTTAGGTGGCACAATATGGGTGATCGTACCAGCTTTATCTTGGGTAAATGGTGCTGATTTGTATCCTTTTGCTCTCAAAGCGCAGGATCCAAAGTTAGAGTTTGAGTTGGTAATTGACTGGTCACCACCACTTAGAGCTACGAAGTGATCAGCGAAACCAACGGCGAAGACCGAAACTGCCTGAATAACAGAATCGTTTGAGCACTTAATGTGGAAGTTTCTATACGTTGCTTTATAAATGGCATCTCCATCGGTGTGACCACCAGCAATATAATTGGCACCGTCCCACTTGATAAATGCGTTATCGTCTTTCTGGAGAGAAACACCAGTGAACTGAGCAACAACCATGGATTTAAATCCTGTTGCTTTTGCACCATCTGCGTGCATACCGCAGATTCCCCAAGTAGAACGAAGGGAGATGTTGAAGACATATGGAGATGCAGAGTCTACGTTATCGATCTCTACTTTAACTGTTGCACCTGTAGCAGTTGGGTTGCCAGATGGAGCTCCAGTACCAGGATCTTTGATAATATATCTAAATTGAGTTGGAGTTGGAATCTCACTGATAAAGAAGGATCCATTAAATCTTGATGCTTCAGTTCCAGTGATTCCTTCCATAAGAACAGGAGTTCCTACTGAGAATCCATGTGGTGTTGCTGTTGTAACTTCTGCTGTTGTAGTGAAAACATTACTGGAAACGAAGTCAGTAACAACAGAAGTAACGGAGATAGGACCCGAAGTATTAGGACCAACAATACGATTTTCTTCAACCCTGGATTGAAGTTCATCCGCTGCAAGAACACCAGTCGTGTCGGGAATGTCTGCGAAAGCTTTCGCAACTTTTTGATAGTAAAGGTCAAGGTCAGTTACAGTTAATGGACTTGCATTCGTTCCATTAATACCAGACTGAACATTTCTACCATCAGCATATTCAAAACAAGTCAATTTGTGGTGAGAATATGAAGGTGGAGAAGATGCTGCAGGCTGTGCTGGGTCTTTATAAACACCAGACTGAGGACCATCAAAGAAGGAGAATTGCCAGAAATAGCAACCACCAGTTACACGCCAGATTGCAGTTCTACCGATAGCGCCAGCTGCAGGATCTGGAACATATAATGGACGAATCTTAGTTTTTCTTAGGTCCATACCGACCAGAGATGTACCTCTAGGTACGATAACACCGCCTTCAACAGAGTTGAATCTATAAAGAACGTTGTTTGGGTTAGGTGTTCCGTCAGGATTCTGCAGATCAAAGTTAGTTGCCGAGCTTAATGTAGAGATATCTGCTGGCAAAAATGCTTGACCGATTGTATTTGTTCCTGGACGGTTATCAATTACATATTCACCTGGATACAGGATGATAGTAAATGATTCAAATGCGTCGTTATATTGACCAGTTCTATACGAGAATCTAGATGCTTCAAGCAGTGCCCTTTGGATCGACTTAAATGGTCGGTTAGGCGAATTACCTCTATTATCAAACGAATCCGATGCATCGAAATCGTCTGGGTTAACATATAAGCAACGCCCCGTCTTTGATGTAAAGACGTTCTTAAGTCTGGTGAGTGCCATTTAGATTCTCTAAGTTATTAGTAAGGTGTTACGGAAATTGCTTCTTCAAAACCAACAAAACTACAATTCACCGCTGCGGAGCAAGCAACATACAGATGTTGATATTGACCGAGCACAATACCAGTCACTTCAAGTGTCGCATTATCAGATACAGATTTTTGTCTTACAATATAGTTATCTACTTTCACAGATGCAACGCTGGCAACTAAGAGTTCTACTCCATTATCATCAACAATTTCTGTTGTTGGAGTAGTTGAAGCTCCAGTTACAGCATTAAGACGAGTAACTGTATTTGTCCATGGAGCAAGCTTCAGATTAGTATGAGTTATAGTTACATAACAAGCACCATTCAGTGAACTTCTTCTTTCTCCAGATACTCCGCCACCAAGAGCACCTAATCTTTGGAAATCAAGATTATTAGCAGTCTCAGGATTATTCAAATATACAACACCTGAAGTTGCATCATAGTATCTAATCAAACCTTCAAATCCTGTAGTTACTGCAGTTCCAGCATATGCTGGACCAGCATAAATGATTCCACCACCAGCTCCAGTGAAAGTGGTATTTGCGGGAGCAGCAGGTTCTAATGCTCTTGGATGTGACATATCATATAACCACAATTTTGTGGTTCCTTGATCCCAACGTCTCACTTTTCCAGTGTGAGTATTGTTGCCAGTTGCAGGGTTTACAATATTTGTATTTGTCCAGGTCACAACTTCGTCTGGAGCAAATCCAGTAGAGTTCCAAGTTGATCCTTCAATAACAAAAGAAGTTGCATTACCATTCAGTGAGTAATCACTGAAATATGTTCCAGATGGTTGATTAACTGGTACATCAAGTTGAAGAGCATCAGTATACTCAACGATGGCAACATCTACAGAAGCAGCTGCACCAGTATCGTTGGCAATTCTGAGAGTGCCACTTGTTAGTGTGGATCCAGGGCAACTATAAATTGGGAAATATGTACTCGTAGATGATGTACCTGTAGCCAACCTAAGGTTGGTGTGCTTTGTCACCGTTGGAGTATATTGAGCTAGTAAACCGTTTGCCATGATTTTTAGAAATTAGGAGTATGCGTGGAAGAACACTTTTGCTCTACTTATACCACCGCCGCCACCTGAACTTGTGGCATCGATTGTGGTAGTTTGCGAAGTAACTGGGTCGGTCAATATAATTTTTCTTGCATAGATTTTACCACCGAGATCATTAATAGCATCAGTAACAGCTACTGTAAAATCACCATCAATATTACCATCACCGAAAACATCAAGAGGATCACCAGGCGTTTTTCCTATTCCCAGACGACCGATTGTATCGACACGAATTTGTACGTTTCCAAGATTATCACGTACATCAAAGTTAATAGCAGCTTCACGTTTTTGAATAACAAAACCATCACCACCAGAGAATCCACCGATCAGTGTATCCCCCTCAAAGTATATATCACCCGCAACTTCTAGGTTATATGCAGTTGCTGCTCTACCAATACCAAATCTAAATGAGTTATTTGCGCCAACTTGACCATTACCGTTGACTAACAGATCTTGAGTAAAGGTTGCATCAGATCCACTGACATCTCCACCAGCAGAAACATTACCAGTTGTGCTTAATGCTCCAGTAAGAGTTGCACCAGTTGCTGTGGTTTCAAATGTTTTTACATTATTATAGTATAACTCAGTGCCACCGTTTACAGTTGCTGCAAAATACTTTTCTGATCCTGTTACTGATCTGATAGTGATCGAATCTGACTCAACAAATAATCCACCAGTGATATTTGTGAGGAATGATTGAGTTCCATCATGCTTAGCAACTAAATCACTGCCTGTTCCGATTCTGAGTTGCTTGTTATCAACTAGAGAAAGGTGACCACCAAGGGTTACATCACCAGTAACTCCAAGAGTTGAGTTAACTTGTACAGCATTTTGGAATGTTGCAGCAGCCGCAAATTGAGATGTCGCGTTAATTGTGAATGAGTCTGCACTATCATCACCTAAAGTTGTATTACCAGTAACTGTAATATTCAAGATACTGGTTGTACCAGTAAATGCTGCGTTTGAGAACGTTTTATTTGTGAGAGTTTGTGTAGCTGTTTGAGTAACTACAGTGTCAGTTTGACCTGGATCTGGGAAAACAAACGTTCTTGTGGTTCCAGGTGCAATTTGAGCGGCGCTAAAATTAATTCTCTTTGTTACATCTGAGGTGTTTGGAAGTGCAAAAAGAGTATCAGTAATTGCAATTGGAGATGCAAAACGAATGAATCCAGTACCTTGTGCTTGGATTGTAAAATCTAAGTTTGAATCAGTAGAGTCTTGTGCAGCTACAACGAGAGAAGTTCCAACCTTTTGAAGATTTAATTTAGAATCTCCAAGTGCAAGACCAATCTGACCTTGAGTTGTTGAAAATACTCCAGTGTTTGTTTTTAACTCAAACTGAAATCCTGGATCATTTGCAGTTCCGCTTGGTACAGACTTGAAAATGCTGCCAACATTCGTTCTCTTATTACGATCTGTTGGATCGGAATTATCGAGAAGAAGTAGTGTATCGGAACTTGATACAGTTGTTAATAACGTTAAATCAGATATTTTGCGTGTTGCCACTCTATACCCACAAAAATTCGTTCAAGTTTATTTATAACCTCTTCTCAAAAATGAAAAAACTATTACTTGATTGCCAGTATCCTCTGTCCCAAGTATGGTATTCATTTTCAAACAATTTAGCGTCACTACTGAATGGTTGATCTTTGTAGACACATCCACCTCTAGATTGACCTATGAAATGCCCATCAGAATAGTCGAAAAACATGTCGCAGATCGGATTTTTTACGATTATCTGATTGTTATTGAACAATTCTACGGTTACTTCTTGTTGCCTGTATGGATCAAAACAAAAGTTATACCTAGAGCTAGTTAAAAATGTTCTTTCACCAATTCTTTTATGAACTAGGAAAATATGTGCCCAACAAGAGGGATTGCTTGATGCTTGCTTCCAATTATCAAAGCTTCCCCCAAACCATTCACAAAACGTATCAACATTCATCGGGAGAAACAATATCTTCTACAGTTCGATGCCCATTTACTAAGTTAAGCATAGCGAGAGATTTATCAGCAAATTTTTGATGATAGTGTATCCAACTAGTCAATTCATCTCTCAAATCATTATAGAATGCCAGAGAAGAAAGTTCTTCATCTTGGAGATATTCTCCAACCACATCTGCCAAACGCTCACGAATTTGCTTTCGATAAACAGCTTCCCAATCTTCTTTAATCTCTGGGCGACCTTCAACTGTGTTAAATTCAGACATAATTACCATTTACCAATAGGACAAGAGAAATATTCAAATCTAGTTTTTAAAGCTAGTATGCATCCACATTTAGCACAGGTTCCAAATTTAGTTTTGTACTCACATTCATTACAAATACTCATTCTTCGTTGAGTTAGAGTTTCTCCATCTTGAGGAGGTTCTCTCATTTTAAATGGTTTTGCTTTTTCCATAGTTTTTAAAGGAGGGGCAGAACCCCTCCCACTTCCTTCACACGGACAAAGTAATTATACCACTAAAATGGTGGTCCGTCAAATCCTTCAAGCTCATGGATTTGTTGTTTATGTTCCTTAATAATCTTTCTTATTTTCTGTGATTGACGCTCGTAAAATGGATCGCCTGTGCGAATATAGTACTCTTGCAATTTATCGATGTATTTTAACATTTGATAAATGAAAGGGTTCCAATCATTTCTAGTGTCCGAAAAGAACGTTCTACGCTCTGTATTTGGTTGCGTCACACATCATCAATCCCTTGATGTAGGGTATTGACATATTTATCGGAAAAACTCCCCCTCCTGGGATCGAACCAGGGACATTCTGATTAACAGTCAGACGCAACTACCGCTGTGCTAAGAGGGAATGAAATCAGGACTGTACGCAGTCCATCACATATTCTACTGTATTTGCTATATCATTCATAGCATCACGTAGATGAGGTTGTTGACCTGCTTCTTGTCTAACAACTGGACGATGGTCATCGGTGAGTGTCCATCTCCACTGTTTCATATGAGTGCAAAACCACAAATTAATTTTCATGTTTGAAATGCTCCAGTTCAATCCAGTTGAGAAGTGTTTGGAAGGAACTGATTGCGGCTTGATTGCAGTTGTCATCTTTTAATCTTTGGATATAAAATTCAAGGGCTTCGATTGCCATTTGACGATCTTGTTGAGAAATCAGCGACATAAGTTTTCCAAGTAAGATTTGTTAATCACATGATCAAAGCATAATGCATATCTTGGCGTTGTCAAGTTATTTATTACGCCGTGGGGAACCCTGCCATAAAAAAACATGAACTTGTTGTCTTGAAATAATCTCTTCTCAAAATTGTCTTCAGGACCAAGCCCGAGGTAACATTCTAACCCATCCTCCTGATTTACGTCAACACCCCACAGTCCACGAATAATTAAATTATCACCCAATTCTGGATCTGGGTCAATATGCCATTTGATTTCTTTTCCTGGATAAACAACACTAATTCCAACTCTTTTTCTAATCCCTGCTTCATAGCATGTTCTAGCTAAGACTGGAAGATGTTTTGCATTTTGAGCAAGAATTATTTTCCTATTTTGATCTGGATATAGTTTCTGTTTATATGTCTCTTCAAGCAAAGGAAGAGTGTCAATTAACATCTCCTTTGTAAACTCTCTGGTATCTTCTAATGCACCAAAGATTGCAGCGATTTTCCACCCAGCATAAGCTACAGAATTTTCTCCGTGATATCCTGCTGTTCCTGCCCAGTTTGTCCAAACTAACTTATCTTTATTCTCTAAGAATTCTTTTTTGATTTTATCGAATCTTTCAGATAGTAATTTAAGACCTGGATTTATTTCTTCAAGTGTAAAAAATCTATCCATTAGTATAGTATATACTATGGAGAATAGGGGACTCGAACCCCTCACCCCTGCCGTGCAAAAGCAGTGCTCTACCAAATGAGCTAATTCCCCAGGTGGGTCGGATATGATGGTCCCGACCCGTATGGAAGAACCGAAGTCCATCCAAAGCCTAATGTCAGACTTGAACTGACGACCGCTCGCTTACAAGGCGAGTGCTCTACCACTGAGCTAATCAGGCACTTCTGAACATTCATCATAGTCGATGGAATCAATAAGAGGATGGAATCCTTCCTCTAAAAGATACATCGAACCATGATAAACGTCATCAATAGAATACACGTATTCTTCTCTTGCCCTCAATATTACATCATTAGATGGAGTATTGTCAAGCTCATCCCAGGTAAAAGGAATGCCGTTTATGAAGTACATCTTCACCAAGCCATGTTGCTTGAGATATCGGTACTCATAGTAGACAGTCATTTTTTCCATAGGAATTTAAACGGACATTTACTTTCTTCCTGCTCCTTCTTGAGTCTGTTTTGAATCAGCTCCCAAGAAGCATAGCGATCAAACTCTTTCAACCTCAGATTTTGAGATTGTTTCTCTAGAACATCCTCTGGTGGTACTTTCTTCTCAAGAAGAAAGTTAGAGTCTGATCTTTGAGAATACAATTTTACCATAAACAACGGAGTTCCTTTAGGAATCCAGATGTTTGTATCATGATCTAGGATTTTAAATCCAAAGTTGATAGGTCTTTGCCAGACAGAAAGTGGAAAAGTACCTGGAATAGGTTCGATACCGAACCTACAGATTTGGAAGTGTGGTAGCTGTTCTATCCACACATCCTTTTCCTTTGTCCAAAAACACCATCCATAACGAAATTGTATCTCGGGGAGTTCCCCGTCTAACCAATTTGGTGTTTGCAGGAAAAATTCATCGAACATTTCCTGCGGTAGGTTAGTTTCTAGATATTTAGTCTCGCTTTTATAGATCATTCCCAGATCAAAAGGTTGATAAAATACCCAGATGTTTTTCCCCCATTCTTTCCAAGCTGGGCATTTTGCATGTGAATAGTTTCTATCATACCCAGAAGAGAACTTCTTAGGTGCGGGAATATAATCTTCTGGAAAATATTCCTTTTGGAAACTATCGTTTGCGCCTATTGTTGGAAGATAATAAACTTTTTTCATAGTTAGAATGGGGAATAGGAGCGGGGGGAGTCGAACCCCCACGGATTATACATCCAGCGGATTTTAAGTCCGATACGGCTACCGATTACGTCACGCTCCCGTGGCGGAAGTGGTTGGATTTGAACCAACGGATACATTATAGCATGTATCGGGGGATTAGCAATCCCCTGCAATAAGCCTCTCTGCCACACTTCCATAGGTGCTCCTTGAGGGGATCGAACCCACCTCACATCGATTATGAGTCGATTGCTTTCACCAGATAGCTAAAGGAGCGATGGGAAATGGTGGATTTGAACCACCGACCTCACGATTATCAGTCGTGTGCTCTACCGCTAAGCTAATTTCCCTAGGTAGGACCGCCGAGAATTGAACTCGGTTCTGCCGCTTATAAGGCGACGGCTTTAACCAATAAGCAACGGTCCCAAGAAATCAGAATAGATTCAATTGATCTTCTGATTTGTAATCTAAGGGATGATACTTGAGGAACTCCCAAAAAGTCATTTTCATTTCCTTTTGAGTCATTCCACAGTGAGCAGCTGCTTCTGGAAGATTCATACTAGCACGGTAAAGTGCTGTATTTGCTTCATTTACCAGTTTAGGCGTTGTCTTTACTTTCGTCAAGTGCTGCATCAATCTGTTCTTCAATATCTTTATTTGCTGTAGAGGTTTTTGATATCTTTGGGTCAGTACCACTAATAGGATTACCAGGAGTTTTCTGGTATTTTGTCCTATCTATAGTCTTCTTTTTACCCTTTTCTTTCTTACACTTCTTGATAATCTGAATAGCGTCACCCACAGTGACAATACTCATAGAGTCTTCGTCTGGAATTTCAATTCCAAAGCATTCCTCCAAGAACATTACAAGCTCAACCAGATCAAGAGAATCTACCTCAAGATCATCGATGAACTTTGTCTCCATAGTGACTGTATCCCAATCATAGTCTGGCTTATACACAGACTCTTTGATTGCCATTCTTGCGACGGTAAGCAAGACTGAATCATCAACTTTTTTTGCTTTTTTAAGAATTTCTCGAATGTCAGAATAAGCTTTACTGTATGCCATGGTAAAAATTCGGTAGAGAGCGGGTGACGGGGATCGAACCCGTGATTCCAACTTGGAAGGATGGCGTGTTACCGCTACACCACACCCGCATCAGGAGTAGACGACTTGATCAGAGTCAAGCTGTGCCCGAACAACATCAAGAACCCGAAGGAACTGGTCACCATCTTCACAGTCAAGAGATTTGATCGCACCTTCACTGCTAAACAAAGTAAAGCGGCGGGAAGCGATGTCAACAGAGCAGTGAGTCACGTATTCATCAATCATGGTGTTTGCTGTTCACAACGTAGTTATAATAGCACTGGATCGGGCAGAATGTCAAGGGGTGTGCCAGTTTACAAAGTGGATCTGTCGATGACCTCTTTTGACTTTTGCAGCAAACTTACTGCTGCTCTTCTATGTAGGTTATAAAACTGATACGCTTTTGTTTGATCTGTCTTTGGATCTTGAAACTTTTCTTTGGTTAATTCTTCAACGTAGTCATCCAAGTGTCTTTGTAATATTTCTTCTAGGAAGACAGCTTCAGCAAATGTCAAACTCATATGGTATTCTTTAACACCACTGGTAGTATAAGTCACTTCCATAATTTTGTCAATTTAAGTAAATTCCGTTGTCACACTTGACCTCAATTTTATCTCCTTGAGCTTCAATCAGCATATTTTCATCTGCATATAAGTGTAGATCAGTAGATACAATTCTAGCAGATTCTCCAGCGTTTACTTGCCAAGCAGTAGGGTTTCCATATGGACTATCAGCGGGTTTTTTTACCCAGGATCCAGAAGTATTATCATCTGCGTTATCTTCACAATCAATATCCTCACCGACAACGCTGGTTTTCATTTTACCATCGACATAGGTAAAATAATTTCTTTCTACCTTATCATAACGACACCCAGCAGTAAGAATCTGCAAATCCCCAGCACTTCTAATTGCAAACACACCACCAGGTTTGGTCATCTCGATGACTCTGTTGCCTTTGATCGTATCTACAATCTCTCCACCTTCTTCGAGATCATTCTCTCCAAATGACATTTTTGTAGAGAAATTTGGAGCATCGAGCTTAAGATTATTATCAGCACTGATTCCAACATTATTGTTAGAGATTAGCAGCATATTATCTGCTCTCATCTCCCATTTTCCATCTACTTTATCATAACGATCGCCCCAGACTTCGGTATGCATATCACCTTCGACTTGGAGATGAGCATTTCCAACAACGTGAATCGTTAATTTGTCCTTCTCGACATCATCACCGACCTTAACGGTCATGTTGCCTGGTGCTGCAGCATGAATGTTTTCATTTGCATTAATATAGATGTCTCCCTTTTCATCAATATCGATGAAGTGACCATTACAGTGAAGTAATCTAATTCTTTCACCATTTTTCGATCCATTCAGCTCGAAATGATGCCCACACTGAGTTGTGGTGCAATAGTTTTTTGGGTATTCAGTTACAGATTGTGGATTCTTATTCTCGTTTACCGATCCATTAGGCGGCGTTGGATTTACAGCGTTTGCCTGTTCAGGTGTAATTGCCATATCAAATCTTTACTGCAGGGTGACCAACACAATCTATGTAGCTTTGCAGTGGTAGGAGCTCCTTGATTGCTCTTGGTCCACTATACTCATAGGATGGAACAATTGCTGCTGGAGAATCACCAGCTGGTTCAATTCTTGGTTCTACGAATCCAATAACCTTCTTAGTTAATGTTGGTTTGACCAATCTACCTCTAGAGTCAGTAGTAACTGTTCCAACTTCTTCATCTCCAACATAGATCTTAGGATCTTTATATCCTTCTCCAACGTTCGTGATTGTAATATCATTCATGATTGGGATGAGATCTGAGCATCCAGCATAAATTGCTGTTGCAGTTGGTGGAATGAAGAAGTCTAAGAACTTCTCGGTGAAGTTGATTGTAAATTCATATCCATCTGGAGTTGTCAAGACAGCACCAGGTTGAATTAGAACTTCATCTTCTGGGGTGATTGTTGCCAAAGAAATTTTTCCAGTTCCTTGGTAATCGGGATCATCAACTTGTAAGATGGATGGTTGATTCTCAACTACAGTTCCATCTGCAAGCTTAACAAGATTAAGAACCGTTCCCTCTGAGATGTAAGATTTCAGTTCGTTATTGACAATCAAAATAAAGTATTGTTCTTTTGGACAGATAGCATCATCAATACTAAATCCATATCCAACACCAGGAGTTAGAACATCAACTCTTTCGACTTTACCATTTCTGATGACGGGTTTAAACGTAGCACCATTTCCTTCTTGTTCATTACATGTAGAGACAGCTCTTGCTTTAGCGTTGAGACCGAGATTAGGAATATCTCCACCTGCCTTCTTGACAAATGTGCCAACAATTGATCCAACGCTATCAATAATTGGAAGAGCTTTGATTGGTGTGCTTGACTGTAGGGCATCAAACACCATTTTGGGGAAGCAAGGATTCTTATTCAGAAGACTATTGCTACAATTCAGTGGTACAGGATCTCCCAGATTATCAATAAAGTCTTCAAACTTATCGAGTGGACCTCTGGTATCAAAGCTATTGTTGTCAATACCAGTTTCTTCCTTAAATTGTTGAGAATCATTCACTCCCGTTGTTCCACCACCATCTAAAGCTTTAAGATCACCTGTTTTGGTGTCATATGCGTATTTTCTACCGTCAGAACTTTGCCATGGGACATATCCCTTAGCATTTGGTTTACCATTTCCAATAACAGATCCATTTGCAGGAGGCTTAACTTTATATTGATCAACCTCTTTCTGCTTAGCATCTCTTCCTTCTGTATCTTCACCCTGACAAGTTTTGAATACACTTGCACCAATAGAGCAGGACAGAGCACCATCACAGAAGAGATCAAGAAACTCACCAATCTTTGCAATCAATCCCTGAATTAATCCAATAGCACCTTTGATACCATTTAAAATACCAGAAATAATTGCGAGACCCTGCTGCAGCAGGCTCATAACTTGAGCCATGATCTTGCCAAGAATGTCTTGGATCAGACAAAGAGCTGTGTCAAGAATCTTCCCAACCATGTCAAGAAGAAGATTCATAATAAAGTTACCAATTTCTCCTAGAATTTGGTCAAACAAACAAGCAATCAGATCTCCAAATGATTTGAGTTGTTTCTTGACTGGTTGTAGAATATCTGGATTTGGAATCTTGATCTTGTCCATCTGCTTTCGGATGAACTTCTGAACCTCCCTTAAGACCCATCCTTTGATTCCACCCAAAAGACCACTCATTCCATTTTGGATTCTATTAGCGGTCTTCTGAATCTTACCAACAAAATCTTCTACCTTTCCTGTATTTTTGTTGATAAATTCCCCGATCGGGTTCTTCTCAATATTCCTAGCAAATGCAAACAATTCATTCAGTGGAGTGCCGATCTTTGTCTCTGCCTCCGATCCACATTTGCCATTTGCAATATTGACAACATAGCACTTACGCTTATCTGCTGCTTTCTGGCTGTCAGTTTGCGGTTTACCTTTACCTCTCTCTTCCTGCGATCCTGCAGTTCCAGTTCCACCTCCTCCGCCACCGCCAAATGGGACGACTGGTAATGATATTGGACCAGCACCTCCTGTAGTTGTAGATCCAGTTCCACCAGGCAGGGATCCAGAATCTCCATGCTTTTTCTTATCATAGTTTGGAGAAACAATAGGTTTGAATCCTTCTTCTGCAGATTCTTGACCGTAGGTTCCTAAGTGGTTATCACCGATTGTTCCTAAGACAATAGGAATTTGAGCCGCGGCTCCATCCATAAAGAATCCAACTACCCAAGCACCTTTCTCCAATTGGTGAACACTACCAATACCATTTGTCTGAGGAGAAGTTGCAGGCATCATAACAGATGCCCAGGGAAGATCATCAGTCTTTAAAGTTTTCTTGCTTTTAGTATGGTATCCAAGAATTCTGACTTGAACTTTACCAGTTTCATCCTTATTCTTTCCAGATCCGTTGTTTTCAACCTGACCCATCCACCAGTTGAAACCATCTTTACCGATAAAGTTAGCTGTCGCTTCTAAAAGTGCCATCTTTAACCAAAAATACCTTTAAGTACGTTCTTCTTCCCGTCTTCAGTGAGGTTACCAAGACTATCACTATATAGGGTTAATTTTGTAATCATAGATCCAGTTGATGTTCTCCATTCTCTTTCTACTTTTCCGATCAAATATTTTCCACTGTCTTGAACATTAAGTTGTTTTGTTTTACCGAAGTAGCTTGCAAGCAAAACAACATCTCCAATCTCTGCATCCATTCTACCATAGTATTCAAGTTCAACTTTCTTGTTGAACAGCATTTTTCCTCTAAATGCAGATTGGAAAGCAACTCTATTTGCATCTTTGGTATATGAACCTTCCAAGAACAGAGTGCTGTCCAGAACTTTTGACATGATGCGTGTTGGAGCAGCAACAGCACTGTAATAATCTGGAAGTTCCGACTCATTCAATTTAGGAATGTCCTTATAAACCTCCAGAGCTTTGTAAGATTGATCGACTACCTTTCTAGATCCAACATCGTAAGTAATCAATCGAGCAGCATAACTTCCATAGTTGATTCCCTGCAATACATCACTAGTTTGTGTTGCATTTATCTTATCAACTTGAATTAAACTTCTATCTTCTTTAAGTTCATCCTCTCCAAAACTACCACCGACAACTACTCTGAATTTCGCTTCTTGCTTAACTAAGCTATCGATTGCTTTCCAGTTGTATCCAGTCTGATTCTCATAGAATAAAAACCCAGCAGTAGCAGATGTACCACTCTTCTTTGTGTAAATTGACTTATCAGACATGAATTGTATGATAGTAAATGGATTCCAGAAATTAGTGATAAAACTGAGTCTATTACTTGCTTTATCAGCATTTAAAGGATATTGACTTTGTAGTATATCCCTTATCAAATACTCTACAACTTCTGTTGGAGTTTTGTTTTTGATTGGTACAGATAATTTGGCAGCTGTATTATTGATAAAATCTGGACTAACAAGATGCAAAGTTGCTTTTGATTTAGATCCATCAATAATCATCTTATCAGTAACACAGTAAACAACCATGTTAAGTTCGATAAAATTTGCGTCCTTTGTATTTTGATTGTCAAAGAACTTAAGTTGTACTGGTTCAAATCCAAAAATTTTCGACAGCACACCAGTCTCTGTATCAGTGAGTTCTACAGATACCCTAAGATTTGATGATTGAATATCTTCGAAGTAGTTCAATCGCAACAAGTGACTATCACCAAAGGACTTCTTTTCCCCCTCGATTGTGATATTCAAATAACCTAGTTTAAAATTAGACTTACTCATGCGAATTGACTTGTCCTAGCGTAAACATCAAAAAATGGACTGACAGATAATTCAACTTCGGCATCTGATTCAGTATCATAGGATGGAGAAGAAGTTGCTGCACTTGGAGACGATATTTGTGTTGCCTGAGCAAAAGATTGGACTTCGAATTTTGTTTTCTCTTCTTGGCTAGCGATAATATCCATTTCCAATTGATTAGTAAGATCGAGCAAATCTGGATTTCTATCAGCTATACTAGAGACATTCTCTGTAAAAGATGGATTATTATATAGAGAAACAATCTTAGATATAAACTCTGGAGCATTTGTTCCAAATGAATTGGAACTCATATTTTGAAGCCCGAATCCAAGAGAAGTATTAAAAGATGAAGACTTCATCATGTCTCCACCAAATGACATCGATGGATTGAAAGTAAAGCTCGACTTTAAGGAATCTGGTGCTCTGGATACTTCAGATAGTATTCCACCTCCAGTACCACTTATTACTCCACCATTTCCAAAAACATTTTGAAAAGAACCAGGTCCATATTGTCTTGTAGAGGGGGGTTGTCCAGTATTACTAGTAGCTGATTGTGCCATGGATCCTGGAGTTCCAGTCAATTGTTGACCATTAGCTCCAGTTACTAGTGGTGCGGCGGGGGATCCAGCAGGACTTGCCGTAGATCCAGAAGTAGTTTGATTATTGTTTATATTTGTTGTAGTCTGGTTACCACCCCTTAGAGATAATTGAGATGATGAAGATGGGGCATTCTGTAATTGTGGTTTTGGAAGACCGAATACATTAGAGAGATAATTGATATTTTGAGATACTGCGTCTTGTTGCTCTTTAGTATGAATTGGTAATGATGACATCAAGTCCATCAATCCAGAGGCAACAGATCTAAGTGGCAAAGCAACTGCACTTGCAAGAGCTTTCTTCAGAGATCCATCAATATCTAATGATTCATCGAGTTTTTCTGAGATGTTTTTACTATAATCAGTAAATCCTGCTTCCTTTAAAGATTCTACCTGACTTCCACCTGGAGCTGCTCCTGCAGGAGCTGCAGACACAGATGGAACTGGTGGCATTAATGCTGACGTTCCACTAATTAATCCACCAGTTGCTTGTCTAGTAGTTGAAGGATTGGATCCACCACCTCCACCTCCTGAAGGAGTTGATCCACCACCTCTAGCTCTATTGATTGCATTATCAATCCACCTTTGCCAGTTCTTCTCCTCATCTGCTGATCTAACTTTCTTATCTTTAGCATCTCTAGCAGCTCTTTCTGCTGCTCCCATTATACCAGGAGTTATGGGATCAAGATCAACATCTCTAAGATCTCCTGGATTTAAGAAGTTGCTAAACCTCTTAAACGTAGATGCTTCTTGATAAACATCAGTTTGATCTAAGTTTACGTTAGATACAGTTGTCCTATCATCTCTACGATCTGCTTCTGCAATATCCTGCAGTCTCTCAGCAAGCAAAAAGTCTTTGTAGATATCATCACCAAAATAAAAATTGATAAGGGCATTCCTATCTTCAACCAACTTTTTAACGTTGGATAAAGTTTCATTTACATCAGCAATAGTCGGAAATGCAATCTCTGCCATTTACTTTTTCTTTGATCCTTTATTAAATGGACTTATTACAACTGATCCACCACCACGAAGATTTCTTCTTCTAACTGGCATAGGAACAACTTGAGAACTCCCTCTAACTGGTACAGGGACAACTACACTTCTATTTAACCTACTTCTTTGAAGGTTTCTTTCTTGTCTGCCACCGCCAGGTCTATAAACTGGTTTTTGAGTTTTGCCCATATCATATGCAACCTGAGCTCCAAGACCAACCCACCCGAACGGACCAGGAATTGCAGATATAGCACCTAAAGCTGCTCCGCCATAATCACCCTTTCTAATTCTATCTTGAACGTCGTATACTGCAGCAGCAATTCCAAGAAAAGGAATTGCTCTACCAAACTTAGCGAGAATGGGACTAGTCTTAGAACTAATTTTAGCTAACTTTTTAAGAGCTTCAACATCTGCCGCCTTTGATAAATCATATACAATTTTTCTACCCTGAGCAGCAGATTGACTGAACAATCTCTGAACATCACTGGTCCTAACAAACTGTTCGATACCCTTGGTAGGATCAAATCCCCTACTAATTCTACTTCCAAAGAAGTTTTTAAGTCCTCTTGCTCCCTGAGCGCGAGGAAGAACAATTACTGTTCCATTCTTACCAGCATACTTTATCGATGTCATCAGATCTGGTGTAAAATATTGACCAGCGTAGTTTGCACCTGCCAGTTTTTTAAATATATCTGGTTTCCATTTTTGCCAGAAAAGTTTTGTGATTTGTTGATCTGCAAAATCAGCTAACTTTCTTCCCTTGAAGATTCTTCCAAAGATAGTCTTTGGATTCGATGGTCCAGATCCAGTAAAATCAGCACTAAATTCAACACCCTCACCGAGACCTTTGAACATAAGATCTGTCTTAAATCTCAATTCATCAGTCACAGACATCAAGAATCTAGCCATTAATCCAGGCAGATTGAATGATCCTGTTTTACTTTGTTCCTCCCAGTATTGTCTAGTAGATTCTCTTTCTGACTCTGGTATTAAACCACTATTCAATATCATTTGCTGATACTGAGAATTGGACATAGATATAAATTCAGTCAATCCCCCTTGACCACTACCAGGTCCACCAGTTCCGACATATGGAACCAGAGATCTCCACCTTGGATAAGGGGAAGTTGTGTTAGGACTCAGAAAATCTAAACTGGTGTGAGGACCAGTCAAACTACCAACTTGAGATCTCGGATGAGATTTTGTTCCCATCAATCCAAGAACCTGACCTCTTTGTACTGTGTCTCCAGGTCTTACATATTTGTTTACTTCAGAACTTGGAAAGTGAGCATAAAGTTGATCAAATTGCTCATTTGGATATTGTGGGTGAGAACCTCTAATTATGACATAGTTACCATAACCAGATCCCATTTCACGATCACCACCAACTCTATTTGGATTATATTGATACCCCCATTCAATAACTCTACCTGGGAATACGACTAAGTTATAATGTCCATCTGGAGTAAAGTCTACACCAGGTTCACCAGTAGCATCAATTCTAACCCCACCAGGAATGTTTAATGGTGCAAATTGTGGTGCCTCTTGAGGTTGTTCAGATGCTTCTCCAGCTGAACCAGGTCTTCTTTTAATTTCTTTGTGGGATGCTACTTGTTGTAATTTTTGCTGGAATCCCTCAACATTAAAAACTTCCATACTTCCAGCAGCTCTTCCAACTCCCTCTGGTTGGGATATTCTATCCATTCCAAAGGTTCTTGCGAGTTGTGTAATATCATTCAAAACTCTAGAGGAAGATCTTCCATGTGGTAAAGCATAAGCAACAGAATAAGTTGCTCCAAGCAATACAGATCCGATCTCTCGATAAATTGATCGAGTGATCTCTGGCATCTGACTCACTCTAGCAACAAGCTCATCTCCTTTTCTACTTGCACGTTCACCGATTAATGCCCTTCCTGGTCCACTTGGAACACCACCTTTTGCATTTAAGGTTACACCATATTTCCTGTCAGTTTCCTCAATCTGTTTCTCTAATTCTCTAAGAGATTTTGCTTCAGTGGTGTTGATTGGCGATCCATCTGCATTTAAATCTGCTGTTAAATTTATAGTCTGTCCAGGTATGGTTAAAGGTATTTCTTCTTCTTTAAGTTCTCCCAGTGCTTTCAAAATAATAGCCGCTGGAACAAATGGAGCGCCAGTCAACTGAAGAACAGGATATATAAGTTTTTCGTTCTTTGCCTCTAATCTCAGTTCATTTAAACGTTTTTTATACTCTGCCTTATCTTTAGTTTTAAGATCTAAAAGTTGGTTAGCTCTTTCTTCTGCTTTTTTGTTCTCAAATTCTTGTAAAGCCTGACCCCCAAGGATAGCAGCCAATCCAATTTTGTTTCCAGTTGGTAAACCAGATCTAATATTGACTGTTGGTTTTGTTGTAGCAGTTCTTGGAGAACGGACAATCTTATTTGCAGGAACCTGAGGTGGTTTTGGAACAAATGGTTGCTTCGGACGAATCGTAGGTGGTTGTTGCCCTGGTGGTTTTACTTGTGGGGCAGTTGCTGGAACCTGAGCAGCCTTTGGAGTCTGTTTAGTTTTTGGTGCTCCACTCAAAGCAAGAGGAACATTAACTGGAGTCTGAGCTGGTTGTGCAACCTGCTCCTGTGCCTCTGCTTGACGAACTGGTTGATTTACTCTTACTGGAGTTTTAGTTCTTCCCCTTTGATTTCTTCTAGGTCTAAGATCAACTTTTACTTCTGCCTCTTCCTTTGGAACAGGTATCTTTCCAATTACAATTCTGTTATGAACGTATTTCTTACCAAGGAAGAATTTTGGTCTAGTTCTTAAGTAATCAAAATACTTAAGTTCAGTCTTTAAATACCCCTCCATCGACTTTGCGAAGTTATCGCAAGTCTCTTCAAGAGTTTGTAGATCAATAGCGTACTTCTTATCCATATTACGTTATTGCAAACCCCTCTGATGAATTGCGTACACCCCTACCAAATGGATCAAAATAATCGAAGTCATCTTCTTCTTTAGAATTTGACATCGGCACATAAGTTACAGATCCAGGTATATAAACTGGAGCATAAGCGACAGTAACATTTTCTTCTGGTCTTTTTGAGGGAGTAAGAGATCTTGATTGCTCGTTTCCTCTCAGATCCATAGTTTTATCCCACCCAGGGGTACTCGTTTGTTTCATCGTTTCTCTGAGTGTATCATAATATTGTTGCTGTTTTATAGATGTATCAACTGCACTTTCAACGATACCTCTATACTGAGATCCACCTGGCATATTGACCACATCTCTAGCATTTTGAATAGCTTGGTTCAATCTTGGATTAGAAGATCTCTGAGCATCTCCTTGTGGAGATACAGTTTTTGTTGCTTGTGCATCAAATTGCCCTTGTGGACCTTGATACCATCTAGATGTTGGTATTAATTTTCTAGCACTTCTTTGGTTGAATCTATTGATATCTTCTTGAGTATATGTCTTCTTCGTCTCTCCAATATCAATTCCTAATAGTTTTTGTTTGACTGTTCCTTGTCCAACAAATTCAGTTCCTCTAGGAGCTATGACATTACCAGTATTAGGTAAGAATCTAGAAAGCATTTCCAGCCATCCACCACCTTGCCCTGGTGGACGAGCAGCTGCTACAAGATTACTAAAGCTTGGTGGTATTCCTGCTGGTCCTGGATTTGTTCTTCCGTATGAGATAGAACCTGGACCAACATACCATCCAAATAAATGCCCATGTCTAGTTCTATCTGCTATTCCCCCAGGATAAATGTTTGCTGCAGAAGGAACGGCAAAGTCAGTTCTTCCTCCAACAAAGTTAGCAGCATCTGCCTGCAACTGAGGATTTGTAATATTTGCTGCTGCTTCATCGACATATTGTGTCGCTGTAGCAATTCCCTTTCCTTTATGAGATGCCACAGCAGCAATAGCAGTATCCCTATCTCCAATAGCTCTCCACAAATTCTGATCAGATTCTCTGACTGGTTGAAACTGCCCTGGAGATAAAACAGCTTCTTTTATAGTTTTGACACTATACACTCCAGATGCAACTCTGTTATACACAACCTGCGCTACGTCTGCTTCTCCTTGAGGAGTTACTCCTTCCAAAGATGCAATAGCTGCTAAGGTCCAAAAGTCTGCACTATCACCCTGTATAACTGGACCTGGGGGAGGAGTTGGTTGTTGTAAAAATGGCAGGGGTATGTTTAACGTCTCAATAAAATTAGCAATACCCAATTGAGATTTATCGAGTTTTGCCAACATTCCAGCTCCCCCTGGAATTGGACTAGGCATTTTGGTTGAACCAAACGTTCTTCTCAACGACTGGAATCCAAGAAGAACAGATGCAGTTGATTCTCCAGCTGGCAAATACTCAAGAAGAGAGTCCGTTACACCAACCATCAAAGATCCAACCATGCCAAAAGAATCTTTGATAATATCACCGATTTGTGGTGCTGGAATAATTATTGTTGGTTCACCAGATGGATTAATTCTGGTCAGAACTGGTTTTTTAACAAATCCACCTTCAGGATAAGAAACTAAAGTTCCTGGTGTCGTTCCACCTTTTGCATATGCATATTTTCTTACAAATAAAATAGAGAATGCAAAACCTAAATCATCTAAAACTGAAACAGTCGTCTCGGCACCTTGCTGCAATCCTGCAGCAAATTGCTGCAATCCTGCAGCAAATCCTGGTTCCAAGTCTCGTAACCTAGGAATAGGAATCTGCGGAGGAAAAGAAGGTCCCTGTTGTGGTTGTGGAGCTGGTGCAGGAGCAGGTGCGGGAGCAGGAGCGGGTGCTGGAACTGGTGCAGTGACTGGTTGCTGCTGTGGTTGCTTCTGTCTACCTCTACCTCTTCTAAATGAAGGAATTCCACCAGAAGGTTCCTCTGCTACTTCTACCTCTGGAAGTGTTGGGGTAACATTAATGAACTTCTCAACAAACGCAGTTACGAAGTAAAACCTCTGTCTTGATCTGAGATATTCAATATATTTCTGTTCTTTCAATAAAAAATTGTCCAACGCCGCAGCGAAACTATCAGCACTTGCTGTCAGTAATGCTACATCGATTGGACTCTTTGGCATTTTATCTACGATTTCTTTGCCTTTCTTGTTCTACACGCTCTCTTTCCTCTTGCAGGAAAGCAGCTAGTAAGTTGATATAGACATCCCTTTCCCAAGGAATCATATTTTCAATATCAGTCAAGCTATATTTATGGTGCTGTACTAAAGCGAAGTTGGTCTTATAAAATGCCATAAGACTCTCATGGAAAAGGGCTATGCGAAAAAATTTGCAAGACCTTCGATAACAATTTCACTCTCAACTCTGGTATTTGGATTTCTAACTTTAAGAACATGCTTCAGAGTTGGCATCGTATTGAAAAATTCCTGAATCATTTCAAATTGCTTATTGGTCAATTTTTCCACCCATTCTTTTGCTTCATCAAAAGAAAACTCACCATAATCATCCTCACCAACAAATACCTTGCTGATGCAACTAGCAACCAGATCATATGGATCTGGAGCCTCTGATGTAAAGTTGACTTTAGCAAAATACTCAAGGTTTGGATACTTCATAACCAAAAGAGTATTGTCATCAAGCTTAATTTCCTTCTTGTGTTCTTTAGGGAAATGAACGTTGATGTCATTTACTTGGAACGTAACCTCAATCTCCGTTTCTTGATCGTCTGGGCAGGTTACACGCATCGTAATTTCTTCTTGAATTGATCTTGCTCTCATGTTCAAGAAGATGTATTCAACATCGAACAGAGAAAGATCATCAATTTTGAAGTTTGGTGTTACGATGCAATTCTCAAAGATTTGAATGATTGCATCTAGAATTTCTTGTTCTTCTCCAGTTTCAAGTGCAATCAGAAGAAGTTTTTGCTCTTTAACAAGAAATGGGCGATACTTAATTTTCTTTTTTGTCGAAGGCACCACCAATTCGTAAATTGGTGTTGAAATAGATGGTAATGGCATAATGACTTATGGTATAAATGGTTTGGACACTTCGTAGTAGATACCTACAGTAACTTTTACTAGACCGTTTGCACTCGCACTAGAAAGAGGAATGGATGACATAGAAAAGGGATAAGCATTTTGTAAGGTTACCGCATATGGTGTCCAATAATTTTTAGTTTTTGCTTTACCCGTTGGTCCAGTTTTCTCCATTTTATATATGGATAAAGTTTGAGCTATATCATTATAGAAACGAACTGGATTTGTTTGAATTTGTCTATTTAATGCTTGATCTTTGGTATATGGAGAGTCGGTCGAATAACCAGAAATGAAATCCATCCAACCTCTAAAAAATCTATATGGAGTGGAAGTTGTATCACAATAAAATGATACGTCAAATTCATTAAAAATTTTGGCGGATGGAACTTTGATGTTTTTACCTTTATGATATGAACGAATATCTTGGGTGGTAAAAGTCAATCCTGGTATCTGAATTTCATTACATAAAAAATCCCAGTTTGATGAGGTATTCCAGTCAGATCGTTGTATTCCAAATCCTTCCAAATATGTTGCAAGATCACCCGTAATCGCACAATTAAAATTGTAAAGAGTGGCATTAGATGGACCACCCTTTTCTTTGACAATTGAAGATATAAATTGAGAAACAGTTCTGAGTGACGTATAAGCTGCCATAAATACCCATTATGGGGTGAATCCTATTTATTTATGGCGTCATATAAAGGGAAGTACAGACCTACTCACTACAGGAAATACAAAGGAGATCCGACTAACATTATATACCGATCTCTTTGGGAACGCAAGTTCATGTATTACTGCGATCACAACGAAAATGTGATCGAATGGTCTAGTGAAGAATATGTCATTCCATATAAATCGCCAATTGACGGTCGATGGCATCGTTATTTCCCTGATTTTTACATGAAAGTAAAACAAACAGATGGAAGTACCGAAACATACTTAGTTGAGGTGAAACCAAAGGCTCAAGTCGATGGTCCGCAACCTCAAAAGAAAGTTACCAAGAGATACATAACGGAGGTAGCGAATTATGCCATCAACCAAGCAAAGTGGAAAGCAGCAGAAGAATTCTGCAGGGACAGGCTTTGGAAGTTCAAAATCATCACAGAAGTCGAACTCAAAGTTTGATAATCTCATCAAAGAATATAAAGGCAAGAAGATATCAAATAGCGAACTGAGATATGAGGTCTTCTTGATATTAGACGAGGCTGGGGTAGGAAAAGGAAGTACTGTAAAGGAAGATAATTTTTACTTCTTTGAGTATGATCCAAAATGGAGGTCTGTACTAAAAGAGTGGGATCAATATCCTCTTATAAAGGTGGTAGAACGAAAAGGAAACATCTTGGGAGCAAACTTGCATTATGTTTCTCCAAAGCAGAGGTTATCGATTCTAAATAATAAAAATAGAGCTTTACCTAAAGAAACTCTACATTATTACATTCCTAGAAATAGGGAAACGAATTTTTATGAGTTGACCGAAGCAGATGCAATCATTTTGAGCCAATTACCCTTAGACAAATTTCACAGGAATAGATAATGGCAAATTATTCATATCCAAATGGAGTTTCCAAAATACCTTATGCTTCGTATTTGCAGATTAAAAGGTATGAGTACAATTCTGGACTAGCTAACGCTGAGAATGCATCTAAACTTGGAACTCAAGGTAGAATAAAAAATTTTAATAGTGTTGCAGGTGGTTTAGTTGGAGGACCAGCTAGAGCTCTTTATGGGCAAGATGCAGGCAGCACTTCTTTGTCATCTTCTTCAACTATAAATCCAACAGCATCTCAAAGAAGAGCAGCAGGTCTTCCTGTTACAGGCGGCAATCGCAGAGGAGCAGCACCAACACCCCAAAGCAATATTCCTATTACTGGTCTTACAGAGGAACAGTTTAATAAAATAGTAGAAACTGGTCCTCCAGTAGAAGCCACAAACGCAAATGGTACTAAAAGACCAATAACCCGATGGGAAGAAATTAAACAATTAATAGAGTCTGCATCTAAAACTGAACAACAATCAAAAGGAACAACATTAGATATTGTTTTACCAAATGAGGTTCAGTATAGTTATGGAGCTGAGTGGAATAACACATTTAGACTTGGTACTCTCGCTCTCCTTGCTGGAAATGTTGCTCAAGGTGTTGCACAACTTGCGACAAGTGCGACGTTGGGTGCAGGGTTGGGAGCTCTCTCTTCTTTTGCGAATCAAGGTACTGGAGCAGCCCAAACACCCAGACAGCAACTCAGGGGTGCAGCTTTAGTTGGAGCTGCTCAAGGAATCAACCCATTTCAAATCAACTCACCACTAGGAGTATCTGGAGCAGGATTAACAAATTTAGTGGGTCTTGCTGGACTTGCCCCTAATGAAAACGCTGTACAGTTTTTTCAGAAGATGGCAAAC